GCGGCCAAGGAAATGGGGCTTCGCCCTTCAACGCTCAGGAAATACTGCCAAGATAACATCTTTACGAACGCTCAGCAGTTCGGCAAAGAGTGGGTAATATCCCACGAAGACATTCGCTGGTGGGTAGAGAACCGAAAAGGCATGGTAGGCCGACCATCAAAACAAGACGCCGCATAGATTATGTCTTGAACTCTGTTGCTTCCTGTCACATACTGCCAGCATGATTGCCACCATGCCCGATATCAATTTTGACGAGCTATACACGGTCCAAGAAGCGGCTAAGGAATTACGCCTTGCCGCGTCAACCGTTGCGTCTATGGTTTCGCGGGGAACGCTTGAGACTGTAGAGACTCGTTTCGGCAAGCTGATAACGATTGCCAGCCTGCAAAACTACGCCGCAGAACGCCGTGGAAAACCCGGCAGAAAATCAGCATCCTGAATTCTGCAAAGATTTTTGCGAAATGGAGTTTGCAAACTGCCCGCCTGCCGATACTGTTCACGGAGGCCGATCGTTGTGAGAGGCCGGATGAACAACGCAAGGAGGTTTGCAATGTTGGTGTTATCACGGAAGCAGGGCGAGTCGATCAGGATCAACGACAACATCACGATTAAGATCGTGAACGTCGGTCAGGGTCGCGTGAAAATCGCGATAGCCGCTCCGATCAATGTCACCATTCTACGACAGGAGTTGTGCGATGGTCAGTCTGGTGGTGTTCTATCTGCTGTGCCGACTTGCGGCATGGCTTCTGTTTGATCCAAGTTAAACTGCCCAGTTATGGAGACTGTTATGCGATGGATCGCGTTGCTGATTTGTGTTGCCGGTTGTCGGTGTTCTGATTCTGCTGAAAGGGTTTGCCGTGAGTACGATCCGATTCACTACACGACCGGAGGAAGCGACCTGCGGAGCGTACCGGGAAGAGGATGGACGGCTGAGCGGTTCACAGTGGATTCAGGAAGCAACCGGCGGAATCCGGGATTGTCCATTGCCGATGGAACCTGTTGCCGATAGAAAACTGCCCACTATGCGGGAGATTTACAGCAAGGAGTTTCTGAGGAAGGCACTGAACCGGCCTGAACTGGACCTGACCGGCTACGTTGATGATGAAAAGATCATTCGATTAGTACCTGTTGAGGTGTAACGTGGAAGACGATTTACTTTTACTGATGACGATGGAGGCTGAATATGAGTGGGTTCACAATCAAGAAAGCAGAGAAGAAGAAACGCAAGCTGAGACTAGCTTTGGTTGGTGCCAGCAAGTCGGGGAAGACTCTCACAATGCTCAAGTTTGCACGAGCTTTGGTGGGCCAGACTGGCAAGATCGGAGTGATTACAACTGAGGGCGACAACTGCCAGATTTACGCCGGAGCAGAAGGCGTCGGTGACTTCGACATGATCGTTCTGGAAGAGTTCAATCCGGGAACATACATCGACGCCATGAACGCATTCGTCAAAGCTGGCTACGATGTTATCGGGATCGACAGTCTATCCCATGCGTGGATCGGAAAGGGCGGCTGCCTTGAGATCGTTGATTCATCAGGCGGCAACAAGTTCCAGTCTGGATGGAGTAAGGCAACGCCGCTTCATAATGAACTAATCGGAGCCATCAACCACTGTTCTGTGCATCTGATCGCAACAATGCGGCAGAAGGTTGAATACGTTCTGGAAGACGGAGCCAATGGGAAGAAGACTCCGAAGAAGGTCGGCATGGCAGCCGTTCAGCGTGAAGGGATGGAATACGAATTCGACATCACCGGCACGATGGACAGTGCAGAGTTGACCATTGACGGCATCCGAGGAACGGAGCTTGAATCGCTTGTTGGTAAGACATTCAAGAAGCCGGGGGCTGAGTTCATCGCCAAGATTGTCGCGTTCCTTGATGACACCAAAGCACCGGAACCAAAGAAGCCGGACATCAAGCCCGCCGCTAAGGATGACACCTACAGCAAGGCTCATTCTGCCATCATGACGGCAAAGACTGCCGATGGACTTCAGAAGATTGCAGACGCCCTGATGGTTCGCGTTCAGGAAGGCAAGCTGACTCAGGACGACGGTTCAACTCTGCTGGCACTGTGCGAGAGTCAGCAGGTTGCACTTGGACTGCCACAGACGCAGGAAGCACCGATATAACCGCCCAGATAACTGGGTGGACGGGAACCGGCTTCTTTTAGGCGAAGTGCTGAGCCGTTGAAATCACTAACTATCGCCTGATACTCGCTACAGCGAGGGAGACAGTGAAAGCCTGTCAGCCGGGAGAAAGGCAGGCGTCATAGACGAGCAGATTCGACTTCTGCACTCCCACTGGTGTTTACGGAGAATTTAGACTCTTGCGGAAAGGACTCCCATCATGGGCGTTCGTAGCTACTTCGAACAGGTTGACCCCTCAACACTTCGACCCTGCCCAAAGAACAAACACGTCTTTGGTCCAACTGACTCGGAACTCAATTCGGAGTTCCTCGCGTCGATCAAAGAAGATGGCGTCCTGGCACCAATCATCGTGAACTCTAAACGCATGATTTGCGATGGACACCGCCGGACAGCAGCAGCCGTTAAGATGGGGCTAAAGTCGGTCCCGTGTTACGTCAGCGATCACGAAGACATCGACAAGACTTTGCACGCCTGGGATACCCTGCAAAAGCAGGTTCGAGTCAGGACCAAAGAACAGACCGCTCGACTGTTCGGCCAGTACAAAGCAGAAGAGGCTGAAGCGGCTGAAGCGGCTGAATCATGCCGAAAAGCTGAAAACCCTAATGAATCTGGCTTGTCTCACGGTGAGACAGGAGAAAACGACCGTCCAGACAAGCCGATCAAGCAACGAACAGACGACATAGCGGCTCAGCGTGTGGGTATGTCACGACCGACAGCCGCACGAGCTTTGGCAGTCGTCAAAGAGATCGACAAGGCCGAGGCAGAGGGCAACGTCGACCGGGCTGAAGAACTCCGCGACAAGCTGGAGAATCAGCCGATCAACACGGCCTACCGGGCAGCAGTCGCCCCAACCGTCACGCCATCAGAAGACGATGAGCCGGAAGAGGATAACCGGGAATGGACGAAGCCGGACGCCTCAGCATTCCGCAAGGCATTCCAGACGATCATCAGAACGATCGACAGAGGGGCTGAACTGGAACAGTTGACAGTAGCCCAGCACGCAGAGTTCCTGCGAGTGTTCAAGAAGCTCGGTAACGATTGGCAGAAGTTGTTTCCACAGCAGGAGTGGTTGTAAGCTATGAACAACTTCTGGCCTCATCAGATCTACGGTGTATCCGAAGTGCGGCGGCTCATGGCGGCAGGGCGAAAGCGTATCTGCCTCTGTAGTCCGACCGGCGGCGGAAAGTCGAAGATGATGATTCAGATTGCAGAAGATGCACTAAACGAAGGAAAGCGAGTTCTCCAGCTTGCTTCCCGTCGTTGGCTTCTGGATCAGCTTTACACAGGGCTGACGTGCGATGGTTTTGACGTACGTCAAATGCGTTCCGGCGTGAAGGATGTCGGGCAGCGTGGTTACACATTGGCCAGCATCCCGACACTGACGGCCCGTAACCTGATGCCAGCGGCGGACATTATCCTCGTTGACGAAGCCCACATGAACAAGGCCGACAAAGCGGCTGAACTGCTGAACGAGTATGTTGACCAAGGGGCGACCATAATAGGCGTGACAGCTACGCCGCTTGAGCTGTCGCACCTGTACGAGGATTTGATTCTGGCCGGTTCACGGTCTGATCTGCGAAAGTGCGGAGCACTGGTCCCGGCTCTTGTCTACTCCTGCGGGGAGATGGACACGACCGACATCAAACGAACTGCAACCGGGGAGTATGCTGTCGGGGATATCCGCAAGAAGATCTGGACTCAGGCCATCTACGCCCGAGTCATCGAAGAACACATTAAACTCAATCCCGAACTGCGACCGGCAATTCTCTTTGCCCCCGGAGTGGAAGAATCGGTCTGGTTCGTGGATGAGTACGCCAAACGAGGCATCAGGGCGGCACACATCGACGGCGACGACGTTTATTGTGACGGCATCCGATCAACAAGCAGTCAGGAGCGACGAGACGAGATCCTAGCCCAACTGAAGACGGGAGAAATCAGCGTAGTCTGTAACCGCTTCGTGATGCGTGAAGGGCTGGACATCCCGCAGTTATTCCATCTGATTCTGGCGACTCCAATCGGTTCGATTCTGTCACATACTCAGATTGTCGGGCGAGTACTCCGCAACCATCCGTCATTGCCGACAAGAGACTTCGGAAACGGAAAGAAACAACCGTATTGCATTGTGCAGGATCATGGCGGCTCATGGTGGCGACATCCTTCACCGAACGCTGACATGGAAGACATCTGGCGTCAGTACTATCGTGCGGGATCTGCCAAAGAGGTGACAGACGAGCGAATGGACGCACTGAGGAACGCTCAGGAAGACAACGGCGATCCATTGACCAAGGAAGTCGGCTACGAGTGCCCCAACTGTCACGCCGTCCAGGACTTCCCGCGTCACGGAAACTGTTATTCGTGCGGCCACGACATGAAGGGCAAACGACGCAGGACCGTAATTCAACGATCCGGCGAACTGAAGGAAGTAACCGGGCTACCAGTCAAACGAGCCAAGCAAGCCAATCTGCCTGACGTGGCAGCAGCATTCGAGCGAGCGTATTGGGCAGCAAAAAGAAAGAAAGCCTCTTTCAGACAGGCGGCTGCATGGATACAGACAGGACACCTGAAGGGATTTGAACATCTCAAGGGTTGTCAGATACCGAAGAATCTTCCGTTCATGCCAGCCAACAGGGCAGACATGAGCCGAATGGTTAATAGCGTCCCAATGGCTGATTTGATCCGCAAGAATGAAGGAGTTGCCAAATGATAGAAGCCAAAAATATACAGGAGCCAGCATTTCCGCGTTTTGTCCCTGAAGGACACTACAACGGAAGCGTAGATTTTGAGGGTATGTCTCTGCGTGACTGGTTTGCCGGGCAGGCACTGGCGGGAGTTTGGGCCGGACGTGAATCTGACTTCGTGAAGATATCGGCACCGACCACCACAGACGTTGCGGTGGCATGTTACGCAATCGCAGACGCAATGATTCAAGCAAGGAGCGGGCATGGACGGCCTTCAGGAGAGGCTTGATATCGTTGCCAAGTATTACCTATCCCTCGGGCTGTCCGTTATCCCCATCGGCACCGACAAGAAGCCATTCATCAAGTGGCTGGAGCATATCGACAAACCACTGACAAACTGGCGTTTTCCGGGTTGCAATATTGCCCTGCTAACGGGACAGTTTAACAATCTGGTGGTGGCCGACTGTGACAGCGAAGACGCTTACATCGGATGGCTGAAGACGAAGCCGCAAACACCGCTACGGGTGAAGACAAAACGAGGGATGCAGTTTTACTACCGGCATCCGGGAGTCTACATCAAGTCAGACGCCCATATCAAAGACCCGTCAGGATTCGAGTACGACGTAAAAGGAGATCGAAGCTATGTCGTTGCACCCCCTTCAGTACGATCCGGTCATCAGTATTCCATCTGTGTCTGTAGCAGCAACATTCGCGGAAAACTTATCCCGTTCAGCGAGTTGCCTGTCTTCAATCCTGAATGGAGACCTGAGCGACCGGCATCCTCCGAAGTTGGTTTGGGAGCATACGCCAACAGTCAAACATCCTCCATTCGAGATGGACTTGCTTACATTGATCGAATCAGACCTGTAACGGTCAAGCAAGGCGGGCAAGGGCGTGACAAGGATGTTTACCGGGCAGCGTGCAAACTGGTCGAATGCGGGATGAGCCAGGCGGAAGTCGGAATGCACATGGAACGATGGAACTCAACACACGTCACGCCGCCGCTTCCACGAACTGAATTACTACACAAGATCAACCGGGCCTTCATGCAGGCCAAATGAGACAAGCATGATAACCAGCCAGATTGATCAGGCCATCGGGCAGCTATTGCTTGACATCGTGTTGCCGATCGAGCTTTCAAACCGAAACGACGGTCAGGGCCATTCATTTTGGCGAACTGTTGCCGAAAAAAAAGTATTCAGTAAGCAACTTTCTTTTTACAAACGCCAGCCATTTAAGATACCTACATTCGTCGCTGTAACACGCATCCTTGGGAAGCGGCAGCAGTTGTGGGACTACAGTTCAGGACTCAGAGGATCATGGAAACAATTAGAAGACACACTGGTCGATGCAGGCTGGTGGTACGATGACGGACCTGAATACATCACCGGAATTATCTTCAGACAAGATTCCGGAAACCGACATAGCGGGCCAGCCGTTCGAATCCAAATCTGGCAGTCAGGAGATCAGCCAGTTAGACCAAAAGCTGACACCATCGCAGTTGCAGGGCGTCAGAAGAGTGCTAAGGTTCCTCGAAAGAGATCGACTCGAAGCAGTAGAAGCAAATCGAAACGTAAACTTCGATAGGCAAAAGGGCATTACCTCCGGAATGGTGATCGCCTACCAAATAGCGTACTCAGCAATCGTTGCTGAGCATCCCCAAGTTCTTAGTGGAGATCCGTTCTAATGGCATCGTTCAATAAAGTGATTCTGATCGGCAACCTGACACGCGACGTTGAGTTGCGTTATCTTGGCAATGGTACAGCAGTCTCTGATGTGTCGCTGGCGGTCAATGAATCGTACAAGAACAAGGAAGGCCAGAAGGTCGAGAATACAGTATTCGTCGAATGCACCCTGTGGGGCAAAACTGCCGAGTTAGCAGGTCAGTATCTCTCCAAGGGTAAACCTGTGATGTTCGAGGGTAAGTTGAAACTCGATCAATGGGATGACAAGGAAACCGGAAAGAAGCGTTCCAAGCTGGGCGTGACAGTTGAAACGATGCAGTTCCTTGGAAGCCCGTCAGGTGGAAAAGATGCACCGCAGGAAGAAGAACGCCCACGGCAGCAGCAGTCGCGACAATCTGCACCGGCAAAGCAGACAACGTTCTATGATAACCAGCTATCTGGTGGCGATGACGTTCCGTTCTGAGATGAGCATCGGTAATTGCATCCGCTAGGCGCAAAAACATTGGAGTTGTTGTGAATTCGAAACCCATCACATTCGGAAGTCTGTTCGCCGGAATCGGTGGGTTTGACCTTGGTTTTGAGCGGGCTGGAATGGTCTGCAAGTGGCAGGTGGAGATTGACGACTATGCAAACCGAGTGCTTGCCAAACATTGGCCAGAGGTTCACAGGGAGCGAGATATCAGAGAAACCGGGCCCCACAATCTTGAGCGAGTCGATGTCATCTGCGGCGGGTTCCCCTGCCAAGATATTTCCTACGCCGGACTCGGGGCAGGACTTGACGGAGAACGCTCCGGATTGTTTTTCGAGGCCATTCGCCTGGTTCGCGAACTCAGACCGCGAATCGTTGTGCTGGAGAACGTGGCAGCGCTGCTTACTCGGGGGCTGGACAGAGTTCTCGGGACGCTGGCCGAGATCGGGTTCGATGCGGAATGGCATTGCATACCGGCTGCCAGCGTTGGTGCCCCGCATATCAGGGACAGAGTCTTCGTTCTTGCCTACTCCCGACACTGGGGAATCGATCAGCGGGCATGGGGCCCGCGGAGTGAGCAAAAACCAAAAACATCAGTCGGCAAACAGCTTGGTGGCAATGGCGAAAACGGGGATGTGGCCGACTCCAACAAGTCGGGAATGGAAGGGTGGGCGGAAGCCAGAAACATTGGAGGCGGCAGGAAGAACACCGAACAACTCGCTATGCGATTCGGTGAACAATGCAGAGGGGATCACTGGGCAACTGAACCCGACGTGGGTCGAGTGGCTAATGGGGTTCCCAAGCGAGTGGACCGTCTGCGAGGACTCGGAAACGCCGTCGTCCCGCAAGTCGCGGAATGGATCGGCCGGCGAATAGTTGAACGTGTAGGGTGAGCAGCGGAATTCCGTTCCGATAACAGGGGTAAACAATGAAACCAAAAGAATCTGCAAGTGAATCCGGGATGACCGACGCGGCGAGCGAGTGGGCGAAAGCGTGGGGAATCATAGCCGCGTCACTGAAGGATTTGGGCGTTCAGTACGTAGATGCAAACGCCAGGGCAATAATTGCGAGACTGGCGGCTCAGAACATGCTGATCGTCAGCATTGATAACGTGAAGGATTGAGGATCGGTTGAGCGTTCCGATAGTCGCGGAAGGGAATGAAATGTCATCGTGTAATTGTGAGACATGCGGAGCAATGCTGACAGATACGGAATTCGGTTACGTGACTGGCTGCGAACATCATCCAGCAGATTCAGGGGCCGCACATCGTTATTTGCTGAAGCAACTCTGCCTGCTGGATAATTCGCTGCCGTTCTTGTCGCGGGTGGCCGCTGAGCATGGTCATTTTACCGCTGAACCACTCAAGCGGTGGTCGGGTGATTTAAAGACGACGATCGGGCTGATGTTGGGTGGAAAGTAAACGCGGTATCGTGTTCCTCTGTTGAAGGTTTGGTGAGTTATGGAATGGCGAATTGAAACCGAGATTATCGAAGCAGACACGCCAGTTGTGATGGTTCGCGTCGTCGTCAACGGCCAGATCATTGGGCCGTCAGTGAGTTGTCATACTGGAGCGTATGATGTGTTCAGTTGTCGGCTGTGTGATCTGGTTCGCAATGTCAGCGAGCGAGCGTACACAAAAGGCCAGCACGATGCGAAAACCGCAATGCGTGCGGCCATCGGTGCGTTGGGTTGACTATCGGATCGTGGTTCCTCTAGTCGCGAGGTGAGTCGTGAAAAATCCAGTATTGATTATTCGGAAGCCGGGCTGCATTCCATTTGTCAGGCGGTCAGCACGTCCGATAGGCATAACATAACCAAAGGAACCAAGGATGGTTGCTATATCACAGACAGGGAGCGTCAGGGACTTCCCGGCGTATCTGCACTTCACGCCACGACCAGATCAGCCAGAGCGATTCGACGAACAGACGGCGTTCTATGAGAGTAAAGGAGATGGATGTCTCTTTTTAACCGGGGGCAACGGCGCTGGGACGACTTCTTGCCTAATTGCCAAGATTTGCCGCTTCGTTCTGGAGACACCACCGCCACGCAGAGACACACCGTTTTGGGTAATTGCCGAAACGTACGAGCAGATCGGCTCAATGTGGGACGAGAAATTCAACCAGCAAGGCCATCTGCCGCCTGATGTCGTCGACTGGCCACGTATCCACTGGAACAACCGCAACAACAACCAGCCGTTCCGCGTGCCTCTCAAAAGCCCTCCCGGACATCCCGGAAAGAATTGGAGCCTTGAGTTTAAGTCATGGCGTCAGGGGCGTGGGAAGATGCAGGCACGGTCCCTTGGTGGCTTCGGATTCATTGAGCAGTTTCCTTGGGGCATTCTGGAAGAAGTTTTACGCGGCTGCCGTGAATACAACTTCCCCGGATCAAAACTGGTTGAGTTCACTCCCGTTGATGCCGACCTGAGTCAGACGCTGGAGGAAATGATTGAGAACGGCTACGAGCCAGAGAAGCCTATTGCCGGGCTGAAGTACTTGCCAAAGAACTGGCAAATCTTCCACGCCAACACGATGTGTGCAATGGAGGCTGGACACGTAGACAAGCGGTGGTTTGAAGAGTTCTTCGGCATGGTCCCTGCCGACATGCTGGAAACCCGTATGAAAGGCATGTTCTCAACATACGAGGGCGTCATCTACAAAGACTTCAACGTCGCCACGCACTGCATGGGTGACGAGATGTGGGGCCGCATTAAAGGCTGTCGGCATCGTCGAGGGATTGACTGGGGTGCAGGACCAGAAAACGACTTCTCGTGCGTATGGGCTGCCAAGAATGGACTTGGGCAATGGTTCGTTTATGACGAGTATGTCAGCAATGACCAAAGCAAAACGACCGTAGATCACCTGACAGAAGTGTACCACCGTTGGGAGTGGCCAGCAGATAATAGTCTGTATGGCCCGACATATTGCGACCCGTCGTCGCCGGACAATCTGCGGATCGGGATGAAACTGAATCAGTACAATCCTGCCGTAGAAAACCTGTCCATGATGCGTGGCAAGAATAGCGTTCTGGAAGGCATTGAGCACGTTCAGTATCTACTCAAGCCACAGATCCCGGTTCCAGTTCACGATGCAAGAGGAATGCCGGTTATCGACCCAGCAACAGGCAAGGTGAAGATTCGCCTAGAACCAAAACTGTTCATTCATCGGACCAACTGCCCCAAGTTTGTCCAGCAGATGAAAACCTACCGCTGGTTACGTGGTGCAGATCCATCAGCAAAGTCGGGGCGTAATCCTCGTGACCCACTCAGGGCACCATTAAAAAAGAGCGATCACACTGTGGACAGCGGACGTTATGTACTTTTTTCTGACGATTTCATGACAGGTTCAACGATTTCCTCAGCAAAAGCCCATTCAGCTATTACTGCCCAGCTAGGCGGTGAGTATCTTCCAGACTCAGGCCGACTGAAAGGCTTTACGACACGACACCGAGAAAGAGGCTAGTTTATGGTTCCTTTGAACTGGATTGCATCGCCAATCCTTGCCCAGCGTAACATTGAGATCCACAGCATTGACACGGCTTTTGACGAGGTCAAAGTTGCGACCGTCTACACAGTCAGAGACGCAACTGGTAAAATTGGGACATTCAGTATCCCGACCATGACACTTGCCAAAGCTGTTGCAGACGGTGACGCCGCTCACAAAGCACTGCTTGAACGGCACTTCGCAGAGATGGAGTTCTCCGATGGCCAACCCGCTATTCCCGAAGTTCAACCAGAGTCAGCAGGACCAGAAGCAGATTCAGGACAGCCTGAAGAAGATCAAAACCCTGTCAACGAAGACGGAGCCACAGAACCGGGTAGCGTTGATGCAGGAGATTCACCGAGTACGCCAGAGGCTTCGGGGGAAGAATCAGACACTGGACCGGCAATTGAGCCAGCTAGCGAACGACGCCCAAAAGAACGTCGTAAGCGTACACAGCGGAGCAAGGGAAGCAGTCCGGGGGATTCTGGACCTGCTCCAGACAGCGAACAGCCCGTCGACGTCCAAAGCTAGGTCTGCACTAGCAAGCACGCTCAAGGCTGGATTGCGTGACATCAGTGGTGATGTTGGCAGGACGGTTGATCTGATCGAACAATTGACGCCTGAGATGTTCGGTGGCAGCAAAACGCCGGAGCAGGCTGGAGGACGGCGGGTAGAGTCAGAACCGACCACCCGCCGGATCGTTCCGTCTGAGCCTCAGACGTGGAACGGAATGCGGCTTGTAGGGAACAATACCGTAGAGATCCGGACGGCTAATTTCCGAGGACGCTACGACATTGACGACCCTGCAGTTACTGGCGTAATGGTCCCCGTGACATCCAGTAACGTCCACAGCATCGGGTTTCAGTTCAACCTGAAGGCCCCAGCCAAGTCGACACTGCTGGTTCGGTATCTTCAGGGCGACAAGCGATCGAAGACGATGGGGCCGCTATACGGCTACGCTGATGTCCATCCGAAACTGTTTGAACAGTTCCTTAGAGCCATAAGCAAGGGCAAATTCATTTGGGATGAAATTCGTGTTAGGGGAACGATTGCCGGGCATCAGTATCGCTACACGCTGCTTCAGGCTGTCGGCGGGAACGTGCCACGCCGAGCAATCCTCGTGAACGGCATCCAGATCCTAAAAAGGCGAGTACGTCAAGCAAAAGATGGCCGCGTCGGGGTTTCTAAGTTGCAAACGGAGGTCAGAGGACCGTACAAACCTAGTAGCAATAGGCCGAATCGTGGAAATCCAGACCGGGGATCTCAGAGACCAAACCGAGGCAGGTAATGGCAACAGGACCGAAAGGCGAAAAGCATTTGTGCGGAGCATGTGGGCAATGGCACGCCCCGCATCGTCCAGACAACTGCGTTCAGGTCGCCATATGCCAATCCTGCTGGAAGATTCTGCCAATCAATACCCGCGTATGGGCGTTATCGCTCGCCACAATGACCAGTCGAGTTTCTGCACTCGATAACTCGATCCATGAACTGCTTGACGGAGTTGTTGAGGCTATTGCAGCCAGCAAGAAGTCTGGAGGCGACTACGAAGAAAACTAGCCCACTAGCCTCATGCAATAAAATTTGCAGAATTACAAACTCCCCATATAGACAGGCAGTTGAATTTATATACTCTTCTCAAACCGTGGTCCGTCCGGTCATCGCCGGTCAACTTTCAGTTCGGCCAGTTACGGTAAGTTTTCGCAAGGTTCATTTTGAGAAGAGAGGCACCTAGTTATGCGTACTGCATTTGCACACCTGAAGTCAGTCAGTCCTTACAGCCAGTCGAAGTATATTCAAGAAAAGAAAAGCCGAGACCAGACGCACGCGGAGTTCGAGGAGAACAACTGGCGTCAGCGTCTTCATGTGAACGCTGACGGCAACGTGTTTATCCCGCCGATGTGTTTCAAAAACTGCCTATCTGAAGCGGCAAAATACAAATCAATTCAGATCCCCGGAAAAGGCAAGAGCACCTACACGAAGCACTTTGAAGCAGGAGTTCTTTGCTTTAATCCCGTTGAGCTTCCAGTTAAGGCTGTCGATGTTCAGGGCGAATGGCTTCACGTTCCGTCTGATGGTCGACGCGGAGGCACAACGCGAGTCGAGAAGTGTTTTCCTGTTATCCCTTCATGGGAAGGCGTCGTCGAGTTCCTGATTGTTGACGACATCATTGATAACGAGGTATTCAAAACACACCTTGAGGATGCCGGGCGGTTCATTGGCGTAGGCCGATTCCGCCCGCGAAACAACGGATACTTTGGAAGGTTTTCAGTTGAGAAGATCGACTGGAAGTAATGTGTCGCGACATGGTCGAGTTGGTCGCGTCGTGGTGAGCTACGGAGAGGCCTTGCTCGTTTTGTTAGGTCTCGTTGTTGCAAGGTAGTTCAAGTGTTGCTTGGTTGGCGTACAGCGGATCGTTCCCGCTGCAAGCAAATGCGGTAATAAGGCGGGTTCTGGCAAGGTGTTTTATGGCCGGGCTGGTTACGGCAAGTTAAGGTTTTGTTCATTTACGGAGGCTTTTATGTCTAATGGAATTCAGGTTAAGTCACACGACACAACCATCATCGAAAAGCGTCTTCGTGACGCAAAAGCCGGGGATATCGTCACGTACGACGAACTCTCAAAGCTACTCGGAAGAGACGTCAGGCTGCACTGCCTCGGAAACGTCAAGACCGCCAGAGAATCACTGGAGAAGGAAGAAAAGATCGTATTCGACACGGTAGTCAACACTGGCTACCGCTGCATGACTGAGGCGGACAAGAGCACGTCAATTGACCGCATTAGGAAGCAGATCAAACGTCGAGCAAAGAAGGGTCTGACACGGGCGTCTGTTACGGACTTCTCTGCACTAGATGACGATCAGAAGCAGAAACACCTTACATCAATCACTCAGCTTGGAGTTATTCAGGAGTTTGTTTCCGCAAAGGGAACCAAGAAGATTGAGTCGAAAGTCAAACAGGCTTCAACTGCGATCTCCATCGGAGATACGGTAAAGTTGTTTGGTGGCTAGTGGCCTGTCGGGTCTAGTTTGGTTATGTCATGTTAAGGTAGCGAATGGCCTGTCATCTCAAGGTATCGGAAAGGCATTCAGTGAAAGCTGGATGCCTTTTTCTTTGCCCGCAGTCGATTATTGCCGCGTGAGTCATTGACAGGATTTGCCGCATACTTGACAATTCCAATAACTGCCCAATGGATTGGGTGGTTTTGATATTCAAGGCAGGACGCTATGAATAACCTAGTACCCAAGGACGGGGAAAGCCAGCCGGATTTTGCGATCCGGTTTCATCAGTCGCTAATGACTGAGATCCCGAACACTGCTGAAAGGAATCGGCAGTGTTTCGAGGCATGGCGTTCTCATGTTGGCGATGAGCCGGAAGTAGCCGAGGCGAGACGATATCACAAGTCGTCTGAGTTTCTGGAACGGCGTGACATCCCTGTCTTTGAAGAACATGAGATTCCCGCCCGTAAAGCTCGCGATGGCCGCACGATTCCCGCAGTGAAGTATGACCGCAAGGCGTTGGCTTCAATCTGCCGGAACATGAACGAGCAGATTGCAGACGTCGGCAAGTTCTGCCCAATTACAAACGGACACACATCAGACAACCGGACTGATCCGGAACCTGAAGTGCTTGGATACACCGGAGCTTATCGCCTCGGGATGATCGGCAACACGAAGCCACGTTATGCAATCTTTGCTGATGAGTACCACCGCAGGGACCGTGACGAACTGCTGAAGGGACGACGCGGACGATCGGTTGAGGTTCTTCCTCTCCCGGATGTCCACAAGCGATCGTTCTACCCGATTGCCGCACTTGGGGCCGATGAGCCAAGACTGAATCTTCCTCCTGCCAGATACTTCAACCGTCCATCCGAATACGGGGAAGACGTTGAGGTCGAGAGATACATGATGGTTGCACCGGGTGGAAACGGGACGTTTGTGCCGGGCGACGACCGCGACAAGTACAGCGACGAGGAAGAACTGCCAAAGGATCTGATTAAGTCGATCATGGAGGCGTTCCTGAACTCTGCAATGGGACAGTATCTCGTTCAGAAGATGGAAGAAGACGGGCAGGCAGGATCTCCAAACCCGCTTGTCCATCAGGCACCACAAATGGCCGACATGCCCGCAGAAGATGGCAATCAGCCTAGCCAACCGGGAATGCCGGGACAAGACCCAACAGGACAACCCCAGCCGGGCGGACTACCGCAAGACGCTGGTTCTAATATGGGTGCAGGTGCACCAGATTCAATGATGCCGCCCAAGCCGGATGCTGGCGGTCCACCGAACAAACCGCCATTTGATAAAGGATCAAACCCAATGGCCGACGAGAAAGAACAGTATTCCAAGTCAGCAGGGCTGCAGGCTCTGGAAGCACGACTCAACGCACTTGAAGCAGAGAATGCGAGCATGAAGGCTCAGCTTCTCGGATCTCAGCGATACGGCAAGCTGTCGAAGCTGAAGTCTGAAGGCTTCGAATTCAACATGGAACGCTACATGAAGAAGGCTGAAGTTCAGACCGAAGACGAGTTCTCCGCTGATCTTCAGGACATCGAGAAGTACGCTCGCAAAAGCCCATCCGCTGTCGCTGACTTCTCAGCGATCGCAGGTGTCGGCAAGCAGGGCGAACTGCCTGAAACCGGCAACGGCGTTGACGAACTGACCGCCGCTGACGTTGACGGCGTTATGAAATACGCACGCAAGCATGACGTTGACTACGTCACTGCCCGTGAACGGTACTGTGCAGACAAGAAAAGCGGCAAGAACACCGCTGGCTAGTTCTGTCTCACGGTGAGACAAAGAGCGTCTGTACACCAATTGAATACACCAGTGAAAGGATTCACTCATGTTCAAGGCATCTGCCAACATCGGCCCATCTCGCTTTGTTAAGCGGTCTGGCACCAACACTGTCGCAACCTGTGGAGCAGGCGAGCGAATGATTGGGATCTCTGGCGAGGCAAGCGGTTACGCCCCTCTGCCATCGCAAACTGAATACGCCGCAGCGTCCGGCGATCCTGTGACCATCTACATGGTTGGTGACGGGCAGCAGGAAGACCGCCCGATTCTTCTGATCATCGGATCTGGTGGCTGTACTCAGGGCGACCTGCTCAAGTCTGACGCATCTGGTGGTGGCGTGACTGCCAGCACAGACAAGGACTGCTACGGAGCACTTGCATTGGAATCAGGTTCCGCTGGCGAAGCAGTTCGCGTGCGTCTCCTGTTCGGATACCTCGGAGCCTAATCTGCCCAGTTGAATGGGTTTTTCTGAAACAATTGTGAAAGGATTCACAACATGACCGCTGTTCTACCGGGTGGAAATAACACCTTCGTCCCATCGCATGAAGCGAGCGGGAAACTTGTCATCGACTACAGCCGCAACGTCAAGAAATTTGACGTCAACAAGTACACTCAGATCGTCAAAGCTCCCAAGAGCATTGGCTACTACCTGAAGTGCACGATTGATGAAGGCGGTCGAATCCTCGACGACACCGCCCTTGATGCGCTGTGGAACGATGGCGACAACGCACCGGGTGGCCGAGATGGCACCTCGGAGCACGAGTACAAGGCATTCCAGACGGCTCGCCGTCAGTGGGCCTTCACGATCGGTGACAAGGCTGTCGATCAGGCAACTTGGGACGTCGTTGCCCAGAACGCTCAGCGTAAAGCTCAGCAGGCAATGACCGCCCGCACGATGCTTGCCCTGAACGCCATGTTGACGACTGGAAACCACATTTCCAGCCACGTCGTGGACATCTCCGCAGTGTCCGGCAACACCGGCACTTGGGCAGCTTCCACCAGCAACCGTCAGGATATCAAGCGAAGCCTGAACACGGCTCGCGAACTGATTCTGGACGACACTCTGGCGGCTGTCGACATCGACGACCTGTACTTGGTGATCAACTCCACTTTGGCCCGACAGTTGGCTGAGTGTCAGGAGATCGTCGAGTACATCAAGGGTTCTCCTGATGCACTGGCACAGGTCCGTGGTGATCTGCGAACGAGCAACCAGAACTCGTTCTACGGTCTGCCTTCTCAGTTGTACGGTTTGAACCTGATCGTTGAGAAGACACGCCGCGTGACATCACGCAAGCGAGCCACTTCAACGAAGTCTCAGGTTCTGCCAACCGCAACGCCGTTCATCTGTGCCCGTCCGGGTTCACTTGAAGGCACTTACGGTGCACCATCCTTCTCGTCTCTGACCTGCTTCATGTATGAAGAAATGACAGCAGAAACGAAGAAGGACAAGGACAACCGCCGAACATCTGGCCGCGTTGTTGAGGATTATGTTTACATCCTCACCGCTCCAGAAACTGCGGTTATGTTCCAGAACGCAGTGTAATCATCAGTCTTCGGACTGTTGCACGGTGGTCAGTCGGACGCCTCCCCGGCTGACCACCTTTTCATAAAGACACCGAGTTCTTTTGAAATCTGGAAGGGTGGTGATCCTTGTCTAATGTTGCTCTGAGCCACAAACCACAACGAACACCTCAGGACGAATCCTGATGCCGACCCCAACATACGTTACAGCAACTGATCTGATTGACACGTTCGATGAGCGTGACATCCAACAGCTTGTCGTCGATGACAACAGCGATGGATCAGCGGTCGACGTGTCAGATAATCAGCGTGTTGATAAAGCCTTGTGTGCTGCTGAAGGTGAAGTTATCGCAGCACTCAGGAAAGGCGGACGCTACGAGGCGGCACAACTTGCAGCCTTAGATGGATCTGACCTTGAGTACTTCAAGCGAATCATCTGCGAGATCGCAATGGTTCACTTGTTTCGACGTCGGGCAACAACAAACCCGGACGTCCTGAAATTCTACGAAGACATTCGCAAGGGCCATATCAAGGACTTGCAGGACGGGAACTCCGTCATCACGGCTGATGAGCCTGCGGCAACAGTAGCCGGGGAAGTCAGCAGCGAAGGGCCGACAATCGCAGAGTGGGACAACTTGAACCTCTGGCGTGATCGTGCTCATTACTTTCCAAGCCGAAGATATCCATAAGGAACTACCCACATGACTGGTCTGTTTTGCCCATACGTGTCCGGCCCTGTGCTGGTGAAAATCAATCTTCGAGACGGTAACGGTTTCGTCAATCTTGGATACACCACAGAAGGGGTTCAGGTTGAAGAAGAGTTCTACACCAATCCGATTCACTCCGATCAGTTTGGCGGGACTGCCGGGCCTCCTGTTGAGCGACAGTTTATGGGCAAGAAAGCCAAGATCGGGCTTTCGCTGGTTGAATACAGCATTGCTGTCGTTAAGAAGATGAGAGAAGGTCAGGCATCCACAAACTGGTCAACCGGAGCAGCCGGAACGCTAGTCAACATTGGCGGTCTACTGTCGTGCGGCAAGCGTACATTTCAGATTCAGCTACTTGGTGCAGCAGACGTTGCCGCGACCGCTGCTGACGCTGGAGCCGTCACGATCGCAACAACACTGAACTATCCAAACTGCTGGTATTCCGGGCCTGTCCGATTCCCAATTGGATCGAAAAACACAGTGTGGGACTTCGATATCGAAGCCATGCCATTCACGACTGACACGAGCCAGTCTGGTGACGGCAAGACCTATCTGTTTCTTGAGAACAGTCACCTCGTTACTAACCTTGCGACCTACGCCGGTTCAACCCAAGCTGCGGAATCATGATCAATCTGATACTTCGATGGTTGTTTAACCGCAACCGCTACGTGTTCAAATTCTGGAACGGCCATCGGACTGTTTACGCAGATCCGATGGTCCTCTGGAGATCACTGCAACAGCACGAAGACTTCCGCGAAGATGACTTCAAGCTGATGAAAGTTGATGCACTTCGCGAGAAGATCATCGGCAAAGTCGCAGGCGTGACACGTGGTGTGTTCGGAGTTGGTACTGTCGAAGAGCGTGGGCTAACTGAACTGGAGTGTCTTGACCTGCTCAAGTCATTCATAGCGTACTCTGGATTTCAAAAAAAAAGTGGCGAGGAGAATCTGTTCTCGCAGCCATCTACGGAGCCGACAGTCTTGGGCGACTCGACCTCAGAACAGAGCACGAACGAAGATTCGGGATCTACCTGAACGCAGAGCAGGTTCAAGCCTGGCAGTCGATGGCAGTAGCACAGGGAATCGGGATCGTGTTCGGTGCACCCGGCAAAGATTTCTTCGAACAACTTTATGAGAACGAGGCGACGGTAGCCAAAGCCGTTTCCGCAGCAAAGCGAAAGGGCAAGTGAAATGGCTAGACCACTCCGCGACCCAATCGCACAATCCATTGAGGGACTGAGTCAAGCCATTACAGGCGACCGCCCACAATGGCAACAAACTATCACGCAATCGACAGAACGACTTGCTGCCAGCGTGGTCAGTGCGACCACAGAACGAGTTACTGCACCGCTAACCAATGCAATCCGCCGGACTGTCTCAACATCACGCACGCGGCCTATTGAATCGCCAGCAGTCACACGATCAGGCAACGTGACACCCGGAGCAACATTCCAGCCATTTCAGCCAAACGGCGAAGTGCCGGACCTCAATAATCCTCCATCGTGGTTCAATAGGCCACCTGCACGACAACCACTTCCGCCGTGGTGGGAAACTGCCAACCTACCAACGGTCGAGGAGAGACAGCAGTCAACCGCCGACCGTGCAGCAGAGCGGGCAGAAGAAGCACGCCGGATCGTCGAAGACATTGCCGGATCTGGTGGGGCTGGAGGAATTCCACCGGGAGGCGGACAGCCACCGGAACCGCCGGACGAGCCGGAAGATGATGACAGCATACTTAACAGACTTCTGGAGTTCTTCCAGCGGATGTTCGGCGTGCGTCCTGACATTGCGAACCGGAGCTTCCTCGACACACTGGCAAACAATCTTACGTCAATTCTTGGTGGAGTGATTCCACAGCCGGGAGCAGACGGACAGCGACCATCGGCAGTAGCCACGCTGATGGACACGTTTGCAGATTACTTCAACGTCCCACGAGAGACGGAAGACGCAACCCGTGAGGCTCAGGATAACCTGCGGAGATCCATCGACCGACTGACCGAGGCAACCAATGGGGCAGCCAACGGCGGCACAGCATCACAACCGCAGACACGATGGCAGCGGTTCAGGGGATTCTTTCGCAGAGGCAGCCGGACACGTAGAGGCGGAATTGCTACAGCAACACGCTTGGCAAACTTCATGCGGCCAGTCCTGCGAGGAATTGCTAACGTAGTTCCGTCACGATGGAGACAGGCAGCCGGACAAGTTGGCGTCAATATGGCCACTCAGGTGGGCGGACGGTTCGGAATACCGGCAGCAACGGCGGCACGGTTCGGGGCTGCACTTGGTCCAGCAGCGATCGGGATCGGCGTTCTGGCCTACGGATTGCCGCTCATTGGGGCAGCCATCAAAGCCACAATCTCTGGCCTGAATCGTTTGGCTGACACTGCATTGCAGACCACATTTGCACTGGCAAACTACAGCGGACTTCTGGCCCATGCTAACGCACAACTCGAAGTGAATCGAGAAATGCGGAAGTTTGACATGGCCAACAGAATGGGAGGCTTCGGGGCTGATCGTCTCGGGCAACTCAATCGGCTGGAAAATGCGATGCAGCCGTGGAAAGCCGCCGCCGGAAACGCTGGCAATCTTTGGGGCACAATGGTTGACTCTGCCCTGTCGACTCTGTTGGAACATATCAACAGCCTTATTGCTGTTGGGATGGATATCCACGCTGCAATCCTTGAATGGGTTCCGGGCGATCAGGGAGAAGCCAACATGAGGAAAGCTGCCGCAAAGCTACGCAATCCAGCAGCCGATATGCCGGATCTGCGTGCTGATATTGACGCTGTCTTCGGCCAAAATGCAGCAGGGATGATTGACGCGGCACGACGACTGAACGGGCCGCGTAGACCAGTGAATGGGGGCAACTGATGACAACTCAGACCATTCTGCAATACAACGGGATTCGGCTGCAGAACGTCCAGACATTGGGCTTTGTTGAAACTCCAGTCAATGACGACGCCGGGAACTACCAGTACACGAAAACATCACTGAAAGTGCTTGGCTACTTCACGATGACCGATCACAAAACGATCGGTGTATTCCCTCAGCTTTCAACGTATCCGGGCAATGGAATTGATCAGGGAGCCAGCCAGCAATTCGGAGCACTTCGGAAGTTTTTGCTGCAGCCTCGTCGTCGATTGGTTTACTCGACACTTGCGACTGGATCAGTCGACGAGCAAGCCGACAACGGATCAGGCGTTCAACTTGACCCAGCTATTGGCGATCCGATCTTTGTCATTGAACCGCCACGATCGACCTACACGGACGCCAGCGACAATCTGAGAACGATCAACCTGCGGCACGATGTGCACGGTGGACCATTCCCCAAAGAAGCCAACGTCACACACGTAGCAAACAATCACGTCTGGCGTGTTGAGTTTACAGTCGAGTTTGCGACAACTGCACAGTGTCACGTCGATCCAACATTCATGGCGGCTGAAAGAATCTACGGAGAAAGCCTAAACCCTGAAGATCCGGCAGAGGATCAGGTTGCGTACGCACTGGAAAACGTCGAGTTTGAAAGCACGCAAAAGAAGCTCGGCATTCTCGGCCATCGGTGGTCCTGCATGGACCGGATCAGCGATAGCGGATTCACAACACGAACATACACGGGAAGCCTGACACTATCGAACCCAAACTGGAGTCCTCACGACTTCAGGGCGATCACTGTCCCGCCTGTCGTTCCGGGAATGCAGCGTAAGGCGTTCGACTACGTTTCGAGCGAAGACGGGCTAACGATCCGGTACACCGTAACTGACGAAGAGGTTGGCATTACAGCCCCTGCCCCTGCCAGAACAATAAAAATCAGCCATAATGAGGCACGGCTTGAGCATGGTGCAAAGGTCGAATTCAGTGTTCGCGTTGCGTTGACTGGAGACCGCTTTGCCTCAATGTCGGATCTGATGTTGCTGGCGGCTGCAATCATTGACCAGCGGCTGTTTCTCGGGGAAGTTATTGACGCCAACAACAAGGCGGCAGTTCTTATTCGTCGATACGACTACACGACCGAACAGGGTTCCGATCAAACCCGCATGGTTTCTCTGGTTGTCTCCGGATCTCGATTCCCAATCGAGGGTGGAGCAAATGCCATTGAGAAACGATTTATGACAATGTCTCGAAGTTTGGCGTGGAGGCCAGTTCAGGACAACGTCAATCCACTTCTATCGAATTACAACAACGTGCTGAGTCAAGGAAACAGACCTGGGGAGCAGCCTGACACCGAGGGTGGCATTCCGGCAATCAGTATCCTTCACAACCTGCTTACAACGCCATGTACTCAGGAATTCGGTACACCTTCGTCTGTTCCAGACAGCACGACCGTTACCGAGCGAATTCGGCGTATTGACGACATCGAGACGTCAGAACCGAACTACGACACAGAAGGAATGTACGAAGCCTACCCGCAGGCAATCACGGTCGAGATTAACGACAACATCGCCAATGCTGACGTGACAGCAACGTATAGCAGCCAGCACAAGACGTTCATGTACAGCCACTACAACATTACCAGCAGTTATGGAAACAAGGCATTGAAAGTGCCACTGCCGGTTGCCAAGACCCACGGCTACACGCTTCAGTCAAACGTCGTTGTCGGAATTGGTCCATCTCAGCCAACACGAATCATCCGGATTGAAGCTGAGCGAGCCGGGGCACCACCTCGACTACCTGACCCCGTAGCATCGTTTACCGAAACTGGAGCCTATATCGCTGGTTCTGGTTCTCCAACGGTCACAAACACGCTTATTGGCGTGACAACCAAGCATTTGAACCCAGCACCTGTGGCGGATGGACAAACGCTGATTTATACTTCCTACATGGATCTTGAGTATTCTCAGGACGCCATGCCAGAAAAACATCGCTTTTGCATTCCGGATTACATCCAGCCGACAACGTCTGGAAGCCCTGATTCACTCACAGACACAACAAAATACTCATTTTCGCTTTCAAGTATCTTCGTATCCGGTGCACTGGAAACGACTTGGAACTCATAGGAAAGGATTCCTTCAATGGCTGACATGACCCCAACGACCGCCTTTGCACATGCTCCAGCAACGGCTGCCAAGACAACCCTACGAACTGCCGTCGATACACTGATGACAGCGATTGACACTTTCAAGACGACTGCCGACAGCGGGACGACTCAGGTCTGGACAGCGGCAGTGTCTGGAACGCCGACAGGAGGCACATACACACTGACGTTCACTGGCACTGTGGACATCGCCGCACAGACCCTGACGCTGGCCTACAACGCATCGGCTGCCACTCTGCAAACCGCCATTCGGGCACTGACCGGAACTGGATTCAGCCAAGCCACTGTTTCTGCGTCAGGATCAGGGGCAAACCTGACACACACGATCACGCTCAAGGGGATGAGGGAAGACGTTCAGTTGTCACGCTCTATTGCTGGCCTGACGGGCGGTACTCCTGCACTGGCGTTGACGGAAACAACAGCCTACGCCGCTATCCCGTACTTTTCGACTCAGTCTCAAATCATGGTCAAGAATGCTCTTGTTGACTGGTGCGAACTATTCGCAAGTGAACTGCGAGCCTAATTGTGGGAGCAATTCGGCACACCACCAAAAAGGAAGTCCTCCAGCGGGCTAAAACTCTGCTGGAGGCTTCCAATACCAAATACAACCATCGCGTCTTCGTGATGGCTGGAGCAGATCAACTGCCAGCCAACGTGAAGGACCATGATGTGCTGACGGTATCCATTCCGGGCGGCACGTTCGATTACGCCGCCCAGTCTGGTGGTGGTCAATACGTGGTACCATATCAGGGCACTCTGGCCGTAACGCTATGGCATGTTTGCCGGACCGATAGGCAAGGCACAGACTCTAACGCCCTGCTTGCTGACGATATCGGGCTGTTCACATTGGAACGCGATATTATGATTTCCCTGCTTGGCTCTTTACTTCCGGGGCCGGGAACATACGATCCGATCCTGACTCAATGCTGCTACGCCATAAGTGACACGGAGGCATCACGATCCGCTGACGGCGTATTCGGCAAGACTCCTGCCGGTGACATGGCTCAGGCCATGCTGACGGTTAATTTCGGAGTAGACTTTCACTGGGATCTAACAGCGGAGTAGGCTGATGACAATCGCACTGGCAACTTTACCTCGGGCAACAACTGAGGCAGGACCGATACACACCCTGCTTCAAGACCCTGACGGAAAGATTGACGAGATTGTCGAAAAGCACCATTCTCAAGCACTGTCACGCCTGCTCTGCCAAAACGCTGCCGTCGTAATCAATCGTGGCAATGGCTGCATCATTCACAATTACGAGCCGACTCCACCGCCAAAGATCAACCAGCTTGTGATTCCGACAGGGGCGACACGCTGGAGTTACTGCCTGCTTCTGGCCGACGACGCAATCAAACAGGCCATCTACACGGCGTGCGACAACGGTTCAACGTCAATGAATCTGACGTTTGGCACTCCTGTTGCTGACCGTGAGGAAAAGAACCACGCAATCACGCTGACAGTCAAGATCCTGCCGCCTCGCAGACTGACCCCACACTCTGACGACGAAACGCTCAATAGCCTGTGGATCATTCCAGTTGTTGACGACCGCTATACATGGCAGTTTGCCCACACGGGAGACCTGTCTGGAACTGTATCTGACTCCGAAATTACAGCACCAGACGATGCGGTTGAACTTCTGCTCGATCAGTTGGGCGTCGACTATATCAACGTCGGCGTCAACACGGTTCACACGATTACGCCAACTTGCCTGAAGACAAACGATTACGAAAATCTGCCCATTGTTCTGGACAGTATCGCCGCTCATTATGGCCAACGTCTTGTGCCGGACATCGGTAGTTATGACACCGTGGCTGGTCGATACAATGAAGTGATCTTCGAGACGCCTCCCGGAGGCAAAACCCGATGGGCATTGATTGACGGTCTAAACTCCAAGTACGTCTACGATAATAATCTTCTCGGTAAGCTCGGGCTGCGAGAATGCACTTGGGGTGGAGGGGGCGATTCGCTCAGCACATCTGCATCTGCTGCCGACTACATTATTGGAAAGCCATTCGTTGTTGCTGGCGGCATGATCAGTTCCTACAGCACAACAGCAATACCGCCTCACACAACATATGCCTCAACACCATCGTCTGTTGATATCCAGACGACCGCCGGAACCTACGTCAACAAGACGCCCGGTAGCGAATACAAGACACTTGCGATCACAGCAATCTGGCGTACCGAGTTCGATGAAGACCCATCGACAGCTATGAAGAACCAACTTGGCAGAGATTACTTCTACCAGTTCTATCGGCAATATGATTGGACGTTTGCAGGTGTCCAGCCCTGGCAGCAGGGATACTTTGATGATTACATGGTCCTGCGTCAGACATGGAATCCAAAGACTGGAACCTACGACGCTTACACGAGAGTCTGCAGCCGACAACCAAACCTGACTGGCGAATGGGTAAAGCCCGGCATTGAGCTTTACCATGCTGTCGTTCTGGAACAGTGTAGCGAGCCTTGCAGCACATACCGCGTGCAACTTGTTCACCGATATCTGACGTCTGAGTGCGAGACTTGCGAGGAACCATAAATGGTTGCTGAAGCTGGATGCGGAACCACGTCCAACGTGGGTTCTCCCGTTATCACTGGAATCGAAGGAGCATTTACAGGCAAAGCGTTTGATCCGGAAACAGATCCAACCGGCCTCGGGATGCTGCTGGCTAAATTCGACGGCGGGTACTGGCCTATTCAAGTCTGCGGAGATTCCGGAGTAGGGGCACCATACCTATCGGAAGACGCAAAGAACGGCAACGTCTTAACCACCTATCAGAATCTTGGGGCACCTGTCACCGCTCATGGATGCCTGATGAAATGCGATTACAAGATCACAGTTTCACTAGCGGCTGAGGTGATCGTTGCCAAAATTGACGGACGCTACAACATTATTCGAGTGCGTCACACATCGTCCACAATCCCCGTCTTCGGCTCAAGTAGCAACTGTCGCTGCTGCGGCGTCGTTGCACAGCGGACGATTTTCAAATACCGGATTCTGAGTGTAGACCCTCCGAACTGCGGAGACTACAGGGCTTGCGATACGTTCACAGCAGACCCCGGAGAGAACTGTCTTCCAACAACAGGAAACCCGCTGAGTGTTGTTGTCGGATGTCTAGCCGATACTGAATCAGTTTTTGAGGACATTACCGACTGGAGTATTTCAGCGTGCGGAGCTGTCACGATCTTATCGGTTGAATGCACGGCTGATGTTCCAAACTGCGTGCCATCTCCATCCATCACAGAGGAATCGGAAATCTGCGAATGCACGACACCGAGCGGCACAGTTGCCGATGTGACACGAATTGAAATTTACGCAACCGTAACGTGCAACGACTGCGACTATCAGCTTTTAATCTACACTGAGACGGACGGGCCGGAACCGTGTGCACTGACGGACGTTCCGATCGGCGAGGTAGATGTAGAAGCGTGCGGACTTCCTGACTTGGAGGTTGGTGACAGATTGATTGTCGCAAAGGTTCCAGTTCCACCGCATTCACCACCGTACACATGCCCGCAGGTCAAGTACTACGTTATCAGGGCTTGCAACGTAAAAGACTGCGATGATCCCTGCGACCCTCCACCGCCACCGCCAGTAAAATGCTGTGGACTGCTGTGTACAGAACTGCCAGCGTTAACAGCAACAATTGAGGTGGCCGATTGCTGGTGTGCTTGCACAACATCTACACTCACGCTAACGAAACAAACCTGCATCCCCGGAACAGAAAAAGGGGAATGGAGATGGGAGTCAACACCAGCAGCAGAGTTATGTGAAACTGCACTAGGACGGTTCAAGATGGACAAGGTGATCGTCCGCTGTGATGACCCAACAGAAGGCAACAACGGATGGTCAATTGAGGTTACAGGAGCCACTGGCACCCTGATCGAAACCAGTTGTGTCGAAGGAGCTTTCTACTTCGTGTTTAGCTTTACCAATCTCCCGCTATGCCTGAGCAAGATGCCAGGCGGACCCGGAGAAGACCTCTCCTGCACTGCCACAATCACGATTACGGAGTGATTCAATGATCGACTGTACCTCACTCCCTGAACGACTTCGTGAGATATGCGACGGCACAGCGATTAAGGCTGACGGAAGCACATTCACGCTGCACCAGCGGCGGGTGATTATTGCTAAGCGGTTTGGGATTCCAATTGCAGCGGTAGAGTTCACTGATTCTGGTCAGGTTGTAGGGCATCGCCCGGAAAAGTCGCAGATTGGAACCAGACTCAAGCAGATTATCACGGACTATCAGGGGGCTGAAATTTCCTGCTCAGACTGCAAGAACGAGATCATGAGACTAAACCTCATGACGGCAGACGAAGTGAGAACTGATGCAGAAAGCATAGCATCCGGAATTGTGTCGCGAGGTTCACGCCTTGCGTCGAAGTGGTATCAGAGATTTGCGGCGAAACATGCACCATCACTCGTTTCGGCATACGTGATGGAATGGATTGAAAAGGCATGTAGCGATGAAGCTAACGGCGTTCCGGTTGAGAGTAGATGAAATTCTCATACTGAGATCGAGCCATCAAAATTTCATCTCCCGGCTCACCAAGCATTCCCGGTCTTTTAATCTGAATCATCTTTTCGTAAACCAGCACTGTAAACGGAGCCATCCTCCCATCACGAGAAACAGCGTCACTGTCTGACGGGTGAATGATTCTCAGGATCTTGAATGGTAGCGGCTGATTCGCAATCTGATCATCTCGGAATATGTATCCAAAAAAGAACGACGCAAAGCACGCAACAACAAACGCAATGACAATTTTCATTTCAACCTCTCCAACTGGGTAGTTATGACTCCAGCCCCATGTATCCACCGTGGATCACAGAGACGAATCGGCTGTTGCGGAGGCAAGGCTATCAGTCGTTACGTATGCCGTAAGCTAATGCAGCCGGACGGATGCACGCCAAAAGACTGCATCCCAACCGAACGAGTCAACATTGCCATTAAAGACGCCAGCCCTTCTGCGTTGCACGATAAATGGGACGAAATGATCCAAGTTTGCGAAAAATGCCCACTGTACGAGGCAAAATAACCTGCCTGCCTCTGGTAACGTGCTGACAAATTCCCGACAATATCGCGGCTACGGATAGCCCCTGAACTCATGGAAGAGTCACGCAGATGGTCCACGCCAACCCGAACGACTTTGCTGTCATGCTCAACCCGCAGTCCAAGAACGCGGAGAACGTGGGCAAATGGATCTCCGAGCACATGGACGCTCGAACCGATCCAGCCAGCAAAACACCGGGTGCACCACCGCTCTACGGACAAGACGCTGTTCCGCACTTGCTGACGTACCAGTCGATCGTAGGCAGCTTCTCCCGTGCGTATGTCAATCCCGATGAAGCAATGCGGGATTCGATCGAGAACGCCCACCTGATGGAGAAGGACGTCGGCCTGCTGGAATCGGTCGAATGCCGCCAACGATTAACTGCCCTGTTAGATTGGGAGATTAAGCCGGAAGACGAGAAGTGCCAGTACCAAGTCAGCCTGGCTCAGGAACTCCAGCGAATCATCAGCCGCATCCGGAACTTCACCAAGTATCGCATGTGGTTGATGAAGGCGATCTGGTCCGGCAGGTCCGGCATTCAGCACAAGTACGGCTACACTCGCGTCAATGGCGCAATGCGAATGATGCCGACGCCGCTTCATCGGGACCATAACGGCTGGATGCCAATCAACGGCGACAAGCTGGTTTTCCGCTACGAAGACGGCTGGATGGACTCGGAAGAGGGAGCGTACCCGCACCAGATGGGTATCCGCGTCGGGACTAACCCCGGCAAGGGAAAGATGAGGATTCACCGGGATTACAAGCTGGAGCCAGTCTCTGACGGCCTTGCGTTGTTCCTGAAGCCCTACGAGCGTGACACTTTTTGCGTTCACAAGCATTTCATTGAAGACGCCGACTTCCATCACAGTTACTTCGCAGGTTCTGTGCACGGGATCGGCATTCGGTCCAAAATCTATTGGGAATGGTTTCTGAAGCAGGAAGCCTTTGCATTCCTGATGCAGTACCTCGAACGCTCAGCAGGCGGCATCGAGGTCTGGACCTACCCGATGGGAGATCCAAAGGCACTGGAAGCCACTCAAGCAGCCGCCAAGGAAAAGATGGCAAACGGGCGGAATATCGTATTCTTCCCGAAGCCAATGGGTGACGACTCCGAATCGTACAAGTTCGAGGTAATCGAGCCGGGTGCTATGGGGCTGGACATCATGCAGAACATCATCGAAAACTATTTCGGTGGTCGCCTGAAACGCTACATCCTCGGGCAAGAGCTTTCCACTGAGGCGAAAGCTACTGGCATGGGTTCCGGCGTTGCTGAGGCCCACATGGACACACTCAGCCAGATCGTTCAGTTCGACGCCAGCAACCTCGAAGAGACGCTGACGCACGAGCTTGTCAGGTACATCCAGCAGTTGAACTTCCCTGAAACAATGGGATGGCACATGCGGATGAGCCTGAAGACAAAGGACGACAAGACGCAGGAACGTCTGGAAGCACTCAGCGCGGCCTACCAGATGGGAGCCAGTATTGCTGAATCTGAGGTGTTCAAAACCCTCGGACTATCTGCCCCGACAAGTGGGGAGAAAGTGCTTTCCATGCAGTCTCAGCAGCCCGCTATGGGTATGCCAGGAATGCCCGGAATGCCGCCAATGGGTGGTAATCCCGATGGGGACAATTCGGGGCTGGATATGCCTCAAGGTGGGGGTGATTTTCCCGATGGGGAAAACGAGGATGACGGCGAGCAAGATCCTGTCGATTTGATCCGGTCGCTGATGGAGCAGTATGCCCAGCAGATCGAGCGTGAACGCTACGGAACACAGGGCATGTTCAAGTGGGATGAGACTCTGCACCCACGCGAGTCATCAACGGACATGGTTCACAAGGCCGGGCAGTTCACATCGAAGAAGACTGCACCGCAGCAAAAGAGCCTTTTCGAAGGCGTGACACCAGTGGCTAAGCAATCTAGCCGATTCTCCGGGAAGCCACGTTCTGGCCGTAAGGCACTGAACGACCGAATCCGCAGCCTGTTTGCCGAACACGCCGAGAGCCGTCAGAAGCAATTGAGCTTTGACGATCCGGTTGAAACTCCGGCCCCAGTTCCAGAGCCAAAACCCGTGTCTCACCGTGAGACAGAGACACCACAGGCCGAAAACACTGAGAAAACGCCGGTTCCGGCACCTGAGCCACCTCCATTGAATGAAATGGCCCGCATCGCCGCTGGATATCAGTTGCACGGGATGCGAGCAGAACCAGAGGACGACCGACTTGCGAGACAGCACCAGAAACACATGACAAAATCAGCCTTAGATAACTGGCTGATGAACAAGTTCAATATTGACTCATTTACAGCACGGGGCGTCAGCAACGCCGCTGGTGAAATGAATCCATACACAGTTGAAGGCTCTGGGACAGTTGGGGGAACAAAAGTCAGATGGACTCATAAAACCAAAGAGCCGTCGCTAGAAGAAATTGGCGAGACACCTTGGAGTCAGAAGCCAGAACCAGTGTCGCCACCTAAAGCTGTTGAACAGACTGCACCGCAATCCCGACAGGATACCCGACAACCTGACGGGAACCCACCGAAACGTCGGATGATGGGAGCCAATCCCGACAGCATGAAGGCAGTTGCACAGCCAGCCGCCCCACCTGTCCAGCCTAAGCCACAGCCTGCCCCGCAAAAACAAGCTGATCAGCCAAGCGTGGAAACAGTACCGCAGCCGAATAACCAACCGGCTGTAGCCGCACAACCTGTCGGCACTTCTGAACAAGTGCCGACAAGCAGTAACGCTGAACCTGCCTCTGGCGACGTATCAAAGCGTAATCAGTTGGTGACGGACAATTTCCATCTCGTGGCTCAGACTGTTCGCATGATGCAGAAACAGGGATGGGCTACCCGTGACTCCGACGCTGCCGAATCAGCCGCTATGGACGGACTGATGAAGGCTGCCGAGAAATGGGACGGATCAACCGACTTCGCAACATACGCCAAGAATGGCATGGCTCAGGCAATTAAGAACCTGAACCGCCGCAAGATGGACAAGATCACCAGCAATCAATCCGGCGATGACGAGACTGATCCGCTTGCCAACGTAGCCGGTCGCAGTTATGAGCCGGACTACGGAGACGACGAACGGGCTAAACTCGACAAGGCAATTAGTAGCCTTGGCAATGAGCAGGATCAGTGGCTAGTCAAAGCGTGGTTCTCTGGTGAAGACGAAGGCGGAAACACCATCAATCAGTCACAAGCGGCTGAGTCCTACAACAGTAAGTTTGGGCAGAACCTTACACGTCAGGCAATTGGCTACCGTGCAACTCAACTGCTGAAGAAACTCCAGTCTCAACTTGCCAGTGATCCAGACCAGTACGCAGCAGTCCGAAACATGATCATCCGCTACTACCGCCGTGAGATCATTGGGCTTCAGAAAGAACGCTACGAGCGACGTCAGGACCGCACGATCCGGGAAGCGGCTGAGTACACGGAAACTGATCCAACCGATGCACAGATCAAAGCTGGCAACTACAAGAAAGGACGGTTCTCGTGGAACGGTATGCAGATTGTCATCGAGAACCCAAGAGGATCAGTCCGCCGAGGCGTTGCCTCAAATGGAGAAATCTGGAAACGAGATATGACTGCCCACTATGGGTATATCTCCGGGACAAAAGGCACGGATGGCGATCAGGTTGACGTCTTCATGGGACGCAACCCGGAAAGCGAAGTTGTGTTCGTCATCTGCCAGACCAACAAAGATGGATCATTCGACGAGCATAAGGCAATCCTCGGAACGACGAACAAACGCAAGGCTTGTGACCTGTACCTGTCGCACTACCCGAAAGGCTGGAAGTGTGGCGAGGTTGTGGCAATGACCGTCTCACAATTCAAGGAGTGGTTGAACAGTGGAGAATGCTGCCATGAATAACGACGTTGATCAGTACGCTCAGCAGAAATCGTTATTTGGCGATGAGCCAGCAACACCACATCCCAAGGGATTCCGCGAGGAACTGCACGCACGGGAAAAGGATAACATCCCGAACCCTAACCGGCATCCGGGACAGTTTGCACCGAAGGGCGGTAGTAACCCGCTTCTGAAGGTGGTCGAGCATGATCACGGCTGGACAGCGAGTGCGATGCTGAAGGACGGCAAGGAGTTCCGTGTTGAAGGTAAGGACCGCCGCGAAGCTATTGGTAACGCTATTCGTGCTGGCGAGCGAATGGGCGTCATCTTTGATCCACCAGCAGCAGAGCCAAAGATTGGCGGGCTGTTTGGAGGATCGTTCGACGAAAAGGCACACCCACGAGAAACAAAGAACCACGACGGCAAACAGGCCGGTCAGTTTGCTCCAAAGCATCAGGCCGAAGAAGCCCCGTTCGTTTTGCAGAGACCAAAAAAGAATCTGTCAGTTCCATCGTTCGGCAGTAACACCAACACGAAGCAGTCTGCACTGTTCGATGTTGGCAAGAAGAATGAACTGCCGGGGCAGGAACTGCTGTTCAATTCGGACGCTGGAGACCTGCACAACCCGAAAACGATGGAGAACAAGGCTAAACCTGTCAGCCGTGATTCATTCATGGCACAGCAGGGAGCCGCAAGTATGGGGCACTCTGAACCTGCATTACATCGACTTCCGGGAGTCAAGGACAACAGGAAGCAGGAACTGATTGCCAGGCAGGCTGAGAAGGCCACTGAATGGCAGAGCAAACGTGATACTGCGTCTACACAATACGACGAGGCAGTTCAGCGTGGCGAAGTGCGGGAGCCAACTCGAATCGAACGATTAGCCACTGCTGCCGGTGGCCACCCTGATAATGAATCGACACAAGCAGCCATTCGGCTATTGTCCAAAACGATTGCCGAAGAACAGGTGAAGAATAATGAAAACATTGGCATCACAATGGAGCGGCATGGCGTCACAATCAAAGGGCACCCGAACTATCGCCTGATCCGCAAGCAGGTCATGGACAACACCGACGCACTCAGGGAGCAGGCGAAGCCTCAGCCATCTCCGGCACGCCAAAGGGCGATGGACGCTCAAATGACGAAGTCGTTGTCAGATGAGGAATCCATACACCGAATGGCACCCGGTGCAAACAAGCGGCAGGCATTCGAGAAGGAATCCGGGGAACGTCAGCGAGAGTCTCTTGCTGAATCCAATCGGTTTAATGAAAACCTGATAACAATTGCAGCCGATGACATCAGCAAACTTCGCAAGCAAGATGTTGACAGGGTTCTGAGATCAGCACCAGACGAACGACGAGGAGCACTGGAAAGCTGGATCATTAAACGGCGGCCAGAATTGGCACAGGAAGTCAATGAGGTATCTGAAGAGATCCTTCAAGAGCGAGCAGCCCGACTTGACGCTGAAGAAGCAAAGCAAGCAGAACAAAAGCCGCATCCGTTCGAGAAGTCCCCACGAGTCAAAGAGGATTTCGATAACGCAGTGAAGTCTCTTGCCAAAGATCCCGGCTATGTAAACTTCACAATGTACGAACAGCACGCACATCCAGACTTCCTGCCTGAATTGCTAAAGCACGTTCGGGATAATCATCTTGAGTTGTTCGAAAAGATCGTGCGAATGAGTTCCGGAAAAGGATCATCCGGAGCACGAAAGTTTGCATTGAAAAAGATCGAGGCACCATCAGAGCCAGCAGTCAAATACTCCAGAGCCTACGAGCAATTCGAAGAAGAAGCTGAACGCTACTTCCGAGACTACACGCTTTACGACGTGGACCGTTACGGCATGGGTGGCGGGATCATGAAACTGATTCTGTCGATGATGGCCATGCACGCTATGTCGAGCATGATCAACAACCAATCGCAGGCTAGACAGCAAAGACAGAAGCCTTCAGCGGCTGCACCGACCACGCCAAGCAATCAGGACTTCGAGAAGCTACACCCTCGGGCACAGACGGAATCAGGCAACAGTAAGCCTGGACAGTTTGCGAAGAAGCCAGAAAGCCAGCGTCAGCCGTCACCACCACCGCAGCCACGCCCGGTTAGACCTCTGACGGAACGACCGGACAAGCAGGCTCAGTTATCGCAGTCGCCGCCTACGCAGCAGCAACAGCAACCTGCACCTGTCACGCCTAAACCGTGGCTTGCAGAACCCGGCAGCCCAAAACCTGACGTTACAGCCTACGATCTGGACCCACGACGTGGAACGCCGGAGCAGAAGGCGGCAGCAATGCAACGCCGCATGGATCGCGACAGCGGAGCACCGCAGCAGCCTATGCAGACTCCAACCGATCCAAACACGGCACGAATTGCTGAAATCTGGCACGGAAAAGACTCAGGGCAGGCTGAAGACTTCGGAGCAGGCGTTGACGTCACGCCTCAGCCACTGAAAACGGAACCGGCTGCACCGAATCCACGGAAGAAGACTCTGCCGGACGGTGTAACACCGAATCCAGCCTACAATCCTCAGCAGATCACTGCTAAGCCGATCCCACCGAAACCACCTCGACAACGGGCCGAAAAAGCTCCAGCACCGGAAAAGCCGTCACTACTCGACCGCGAAGTTTCTGATACTGGCAGCAATGCCGATATCTTCGAGAACCCGGCAGCCAAGGCCCGCAGGGAAAAGGCAGAACTCGACCGGATCACGAAGTTCGACGTGAACGACTTCGCGGAACCGGAAGGAGAAGAAGAATTTGCTGGCGGTGAAGAGTTTAATGTACCAGCCCCGACAGAAGATCAGTTTGACACGCCTGAACAACTCCAGAAAATGCAGGATTACCGAGCGAGACGACCTACGTCCGAAGATCCTCAGGAGCTTGCTGAATGGCGTAAGACAAAGCCAGAGACATTTGAATCAGCAACGAAGAAATGGAATGCCAAGCGGTATCGCCTTAACTCTAAAAACAAGAAGGCAGTTCAGGATGATCCTGAAGAAAACATCTATCAGGTTGCTGAGCAAAATGAGTTCTTGCCAGAGCAGTTCAAAGACCATATCGACGAGATGCAGCGTCATGAACAAGGCGAATGGGAACGCCGCGAGAAAGTGAAATCAAACATCCTGAGGGCATGGAACACTGATAGGTCCACTCTTAAAAGAATGGAAAACCGCAATCAGGACCATTCGAATCTGCTTGGAGCAGACCAGCTTAAAGGTAGTGTAGCCGATTCCGATCTTTATGAGTTCCTCGGATCTGATGAAGGTGAATGGGCACAGAACGCATGGGCTATGGTACGTGAAGACACACCACCACGACCGGGAGCACACGATAAGGATTGGCTCAATAGTCACGCCGAGAACTTCAAGAGAATGCAGGCGATGCCGGAACCTGACACTGAGTGGTATCCAGAGCCAGAGGACGGAATGCCGTTCAGCCGAAAATCACTGACAAAAGAAATCGACAGGTATTTTCGCCAGCATTTATCACGAATCAGGGCCACGAAAGCTAATTCTGATTCACAGTCGTGGACAGCCTTGGATTCTTGGCTGTAGAATACTGCCCACATAACCAGACATTTGCAAAGGATTGCATGAATGGCACAGAATCACCCGGAAGAACTGTCGGTCGCAAGATCCACGGCATTCAACGCGACAGGAACAACAACTGCGACCTCTCAAGCATTTGTCGCAGGCTGGCAGGTGACTAACACCAATGCCTCCGCACGATACTTGAAACTGTACAACAAGGCGACAGCCGCCACACAAGCCGATACGCCGGTGGTCACGATTCACCTGCCCGCGTCGTCCACAGTCAATTACAGCATCCCCGGAAGCATTCGTTTTTCGGCTGGACTGTCTATTCGGTGCGTCACGGGAGTAGCTGACAACGACACAACTGGGGCTGGAGCCGGTGAAGTTTACGCCCATGTCTTTTACAAGGTTCGCTAGTCATGGCTGATCTGACAATCACAGCAGCGAATGTTGCCAAAGGCACTAACGCTGCTGTCACAAGTACATACCTTGCCGGGGCTTCAATTACTGCTGGTCAGGCTGTCTATCTCGACACGACGACCAGCACTATGAAGCTGGCTGACGCCGACGCACTGGCATCATCTGCCGCGTTTGGCGTTGCCTTGAACTCTGCAGCAACCGGACAGCCGATTGCTGTCCAGCGTTCAGGCAGCATCACGATCGGAGCCACAGTAGCAACTGGAGTGGCTTACTACGTTTCGACGACAGCGGGGGGCATCTGCTTGGAATCGGATTTGTCGGCTGGCGACTTTCCGCACTTCCTTGGTTTTGCAACCTCAACCACTGTCATCGCTCTCGACCCGAAAGCGTGTGGCGTAGCAAAGGCGTAACCAATGACCATCGACGCAACCACAATGGCAATTATATCTGCTGTAGGAACAACAGGCGTGACAGTTGGAGGGGTTATGTGGAAGTCAATTCGTGCTTTGCATAATGCCACTGTCAAAGAGTTGAAAGCTCAGAACGCCAAACTGGAAACACGCACCACGGAATGCGAAGAGGACCGCAAGAATCTACACGGCAGACTGAACGATCAGAGCGAACGAATAACAAACATCAGCCAGCAGTTAGGCCGACTTGAAGGCAGGATGACAAGAGATTGAAGATCGGATCTGTTGATCCGCTGTTGGTAGGAAATTAAGGGTAATCATGCCACTAGCACCACCAATCAATGAGATCCAGCAGCCGGACGTAGGTATCTACGGCTTGCCTATAGGTGCGTCTGCTGGTCCGATGGTACTACTGACAGCGGCACAGATACGTGCTATCTCAGGGGCTGGTACATCATCGTTCGACGGTGCATACAGTTCCTTATCTGGTATTCCTTCTACATTTACACCGTCTTCTCATAACCATGCAGCAGGCGATATCAATAGCGGCACAATGGATGTTGCTAGATTAGGTTCAGGATCAGCAGGACTTGGTGCCAGGTATCTTGCCGACGACAGTACGTGGAAGGCGATTGATCTCAGT